AACATTACTTTATAACTTCTCATTATTTCAAGAATTTCAGTTGGATTTTTAGTTTCTAATAAAACTTTTATTGTTTGTTTTTTCATAATTTTTAATTTAGTTATTTAATTGTTTTTAATTATAGTATAAATATACATCTTTTTTTTAATAAATAAAAATATTTTTAGTTTTTTTTAATTATTTTTTTATTTAAAGATTTTTTGTTATATTAGCATATGTTTAATTTAAAAAATAAAGAAATGACAAATACAATAAATAATAGAAAAGTAGATATTAGAACATCTGATATCTTTTTTAATTATGGTGCTCTTAACTATACAGAAGCATCTAAAAGCAAAACTTTAACTGATATAGAAAAATTAAGATGGTTATATGTAGATGCAGATAAATTTTTATATATAATAGATACACCTAATATAACTAGAGATGATTTAGTTAATGACTTTTTAGAAAGGTCATAAGTTATTTTGTAGTAGTAATAAAGAAAAAGGGGAATAGAATTAACTACTCCCCTTTTTTGATTGTATAAAACTCTAATTAATTATAGAGCTGCAACTACTGTAGCGAATGAACCTCTACATAGTGCATTTGGTAAATAAGTAGTCATTGCAAGTCTTTCTTGAACTCTAACTGTTACAAAGTTCTTTTGAACGTTGTCAGAATCTTGCTCAAAGAATTCAACACTTACATTCTCTCTCTGCCAAATTTGTGCAGCTTGTGAGAAATTACCTACGATAAATTCTCCTTCTGCCATTGCAGTTGAGATTCTAAATGGTACTCCCATAAATGTTGGTTGTAGTCCTTGATAAACTTGGTCTTTTAAATATCTACTATCACCATCTTTAAGTGCAAGAATCTTGTGAAAGTCTGTTGGGTGCATTAAAATCCCATCTGAAGTATAATTAGCTTTTGCAACTTGGTTAAGTGCAGTAATTAATACATCAATGTTTTGTGGGTTTGCAATAACACCATCAGCGAATCCTGAAGCAGCATTAGACCAAATAGTAGCAGAATTTCTTAATCCTTCTAAATTTGGTGCAGTACCATTTCCACCTAATAACTGGTCATCTTCAACTGCCATTAACTTGCTTGGCACTCTTGCCGAGATGTAAGAAGTTAATTGCTCTGTATCATCAAGCATTTGCTTTGATAATCTTAAATAAGTACCAATTAATTCTACATTAGCAGTAGAAGCAGTTAAGTTAAAGTCAGTTTGTCCTAGTGTATTACCTTCTGCTGTTGCAGCAGCACCTTGTGTATAAGCAGATTCTTTGATATATCTTATTGTGTCAGAGTTTGTAGTTCCAACAGGTACGATAGACCTAACGTGAACCTCATTGCTTGGGTCATACTTTATTCCAGGTACTCTTGTTGCTGCAATAACTTCACCAGTATAATCTGCACCAGTTGTCATATCAGCTTTTACTTCAAATGAAGCTGCTCTTGTTTGTCCTTTTTTAAGACCTTCAATAGCACCACCTTCGATAGCTTGTTTTAAAGCACCTTTAAAGTTTACTGGCTTACTTTCGATAGCATTTTTTTTAGCTGCCATTTCGATAGTATCCATTCTTTTTTGCATTTCATCATTCTTTGCAAGATATTCGTTAGATAAGTTAGAAATTTCACTTTTAAGTGATTCTTCAATCTCACCTTTCGCATTTTCTTGAGCCGAATTGAATGCTTTTTCAATTTTAGAATCAACTAAATCACCGATTTGGTCTAATTCTTTTTTTATATCGTCATTCATTTTATTACGAATTTAATTTATTAAACAAATATTTATAAATCTCATTATCGTTATTTTTTACTTCAATCGGCTCTGTGACTTCAATATCAGTCGGCAAAGTGATACTCTTTGAAAAAATTGATTTGAGTTTAATCAGTTCTGCTTCAATAGCATAACCTAAATTATCAGATATATTACCTTTGCGAATTAATTTCACCAAGTTATCATATCTCGATAATACTTTATCTACATCAACATTTCCTTTTACATCTAATATCATTGCTTCATCATTTGCTGCTAATGTAACTGCAGAGATTTCATATAATTTAACCTCTGTTAATTTTCTAAAACATTTATCACCTGAACAAGATTCTTTTTGTAATGGTAATATTCCAACACTATTTTCAGTAATAACACCTGCTTTAATTAATTCTAAAACATCAGTTCCTAATTGTGTTTTTGGAATAGATGCTTCAAACATTAAACCTTTTTCATCTTCATATAAATTTATCATTTTACCAAGTGGTTTATCCATTTGATGTTGATAAAGATATTTCACTCTTTCACCATTTTCTTTAATAGTTTTAGTATATGCACCTTTCGAGATTATATCACCATCAGAATCTATATTTCCAAAAATAGAACCATAGCCTTTTACAATTCCTGACTTTTCATCTATGTCCTTTAGTTCACCTATTGGACTTGTTTTATATATTATATTCATAGTACAAAGATAATTATTTTAAATAATTGGTATTGGAGCACTTGCACATCTACAATTAATAACATTAGCTGCAGACCCTGCACTATCTCCTGGGTGATTAAGTTGTTCACCCATAACACTAAATTTTTCATTCATCGGCCTTCTTTGACCATTAGCCATTAAATGTGCATCTCTAACTCTACCATCATTTCCTGAAATCCATTCTTTCTGTAAATTATTAGCACCAAATAAACTAGCTGCACTTTCATTTGTTGCGTAGTTTGCTGCGTTTACACTTTCAGTTCTTACTATTCTTTTACCATTCGATATGCTCATACCTTTAAATTTCTTTCGTAATATTCTTTCAGCACTTACTTCATTTAATGCCATAAAAGATTCTTCTTGCATATATCTTCTAATAATTTTATTAAATTCTTTTTTACGATTATCTGCTATACTTACAATTCTTTCACCTGCTATTGTTTTTCCTATATAAGCAAATTTTTCTTCCCAAATACTTTGATATGCTTGTGGGTTATCTTTTGTTATATATTTTTCATAATGTCTATAATACCAATTAGCCATTCTTAATCCAATAGTTTTATATAATTCTATATATAATTTTTGTAAATCTTTTAATTGGTAATAAGTATCGAGATTTGGAATTATTCTACCTACCATAAAAGAATTTATAATTTTATTAGATTCTTTATTAAAATAACTTGACCAAATTCTGATTTGTTTAGATTCTGCTATTTCTAATTGTTTAGTCCAATCAGTATAATAATTTTTATTTAATTTATGAATCATCTCTTTCAGAAATTCTTTTTGCCCAAGCAACCATAGATTTACCACCCCATAAATTATAAGCTACATAACCTCTATCTTTCCAAGGTTCATTTCTATATTCTTCTGATATTTTAGCATTATCTTCGTGTCTTGCTAAAAAACTATTAACTCGTTTAATTGTATCTATTGATAAAGATTCACGGTTTGCTAATTGATTTGCTCGTTTCCAACCAACTTCAGTTCCACCTTTTACAACATCACGACCATATTTTTCTCTCCAATCTAACATTCTTTTTGCATTGTTAGTTGCTCCTTGAGGATAATTATTATATGAATCTTGTTTAGATGTATATTCGTGGTCACCTGGTTTTAATTCTCGATTAGTTATTGTTTCATAATCTTCGTGAGTAGCACAAGGCATATAAATTGTTTGTCCATTTTCAGTATGACTATGAGTTCCAACACACCCTAAATCATTTGCTCTTTGTTGAGCTTCTTGTGATGTTGTATAAACATCATTTCGTAATTCTTCTTTAGGTATAGCATTATAATCTATATCTACACTTTTTACTTCTTCCTCTATTATATCATTAGATAAAGGCATAAGATTAGCAGGTATATAATAATCATTCATTTCTTCATTTTCTTCATCTACACCATAATTCATTGCTTGTCTTTTTTCATTTGGTGTAGTCCACCAAGCACTACCCATTTGTTTTACCACACTATCCATTTCCTCTTGTAGTTCTGCAATATTAGAATAATCAAAATCTAAATAAAGATTATCACCAAATGATGGAACTAACCATCTATTTAATTCATCTTTAATTTTATTTAATTCAGGAATTATTGCATTTTGATATAATGATTTTTTAGCTTCTATCATATTATTATATGTAGATGTATCTGTATTATTTAATAATTGTACAGGTACTTGGTAAATATTACATAAATCTTTAATACTTGCATTATACTGTTGAATTAAAGAAACATCTGTTGCATTTAAACCAAAGTTTACCCAACTTAATTTTTTAGGTGTTATAATAATATCACCTGCATTATCACTACCCTGATATTGTTGTCTAAATTTATCTTTTAATTGTTGTGCTTGTACTTCATTTAAATCCCCTTCATCTGACATTAACACACCTCTTGAAGTTTGATTTTGTAAATATTTTACACCCGTTGTTACTGCTTCATTATTTGTGTCTAAACTTCTTAAACCTGCTTTAAGTGGTGACATTCCGTAAAGGTGTGAACCTGTACCATCATAATATGGGTTAAAATCTTTTATATGACATATATCTTCTGCATCAATTTTATATTGACCTGAATAATCTAAACTATACCCTGCAACTGGTTCAAATATTCCATTACTATTTATTTCTACTGATTGACTTGGTAATACATAAAGTTCTTGCCATTTACTTTGATTTGGTCCTGATTCTGGTTTTATTCCATAAACATATCTATTACCAGTTAATTTACCAAATGCTATAATTTCTTGAATCCAACTGCTATAAGATTGAGCTGGGTTCGGTCTTTCTAAAAGTTTATGCAAATCTGTACTATCTAATTCTGCTAAAGCGTGTTTTCTTTGTAATAATGATTTATGTAAAATGTTTCCATTCATTAAACCACTTGTCATTGCTTTGTATTTTTTTAACTCATTTTCATTTTTAACCTCATAAATTTGAAAAGGAATATTACTTGCAGTTTTAGCTATTAAATTAACAATAGAATAAACTGTTGAATTAAACATATATCCTTTTTTAATATATGTATCATCATTTTCAGGATTCCAAATTATTGACTGTCCTAGATAATTATAAATAATTTTGTTAAATCCTGTGTTTGTATTTTGAAAATTCTTTTTAAGTATATCTCCAACTCTTGAAAAAATAGATGCCATTCGCTTACGATTTATCTTACAAAAATAATAATTATATTACAAAGAAGTTTTGTTGCTTTCCAAAACTACTAAAAGTGAGGTATCTCATAGCATCCATACAATGATTCATTCTATCTAAAGGCTTGTTAATTATAGTTCCATCTTTCATTTCAGTCCAATAATAACTGTGATATTCTTTTACAATATTTAATGATTCTTTACTTATATATATTTCATATTCTTTTAATAAACTAATTCCTGCATTTACACTTCCTTGACCTTTACGAGCAGGATTGATATATAAACCTTTTCTTTTTATTTCTTCTATTGATTTTGGTTCTGCTGAATCACCATAACAAATTACTTGTTCATATCCACTAGCTTTAATAAATTCTGCTATTTCATCATTTGTCATTCCTTTATTATATAATAATTCGTGAAAAAATAGTTTATCATTTTTTTTAAATCCAATGACTATTGCAGTAGGGTCATTACTAAAACCAAAATCAATGCCGATTATACCATCATTATTAATATCAAATTCTGGAAAGTCACTATAATTAATAAAATTCCAATTATTAAATATTTGTCTAGCACTAAATATTGCTTTTTGCCCTTCTCCATATACTCTCCAATAATCAGGGTCTTTTAATTTCATTCTTTCTATTTCATATACTAAATCTTTAGAAAGAAATTTGTTATCCTTATATGTTGTTATCCAAGTGTCACAATCATCACGAGGTACTAAATCATCATAAATCCAATGTATCGGGTCACTTGGGTTAAAATCAACAATAACCATATCTAATGTCCTCATATTAATTTGTCGAAAATCTTCAATAGTTAATTCATTGCCCTCATTTAAAAATGCAATGTTTCTTTTCCGACCACGAATTTTTTGTGGTTCATCTACTGATAAAAATTCAATAAGATGTTTGCCATATTCAAAAGTGTTTGCTGATTTATTATGAACACCTAAATAATATAACCCTGTTTTTTCAAGAATCGTAATTATATCTCTTAATACACTTCCTTTTAAAGCAGGTAATGTTTTTCTAATAATAGATATAACCAAAGGCTCTTTTGATTCAGTTAACAGATAGGTTAAGTATTGA